TGCCCGCCGTGCTGCCCTTCAGTTCGCTGATGATCGGTTCGAGCTTGGCGAACAGGGTTGTGTCGGACAGGCCTTGGGCCGCCACCCCGCCGCGCGCCATGAACTGGCGCAGCTGCTCCCAGTTGACGTTGCCGCCCGAGCTCTGGATCGCCTTCCAGCCGGCATCGGCGATGGCGTTGAACGTCGGGGCATCCTTGAGGCCGCCGCGCATCTCGATGAAGCGCAGCATGGCCAGGCTCTGCGTGTGCATCTTGGCCTTCGACTCGTCGTCCAGCGCCGCGGTGGCGAACTGGATCTTGGCCAACACCGGCGCGGCGATCTTCGCGCCTTCCAGCGCTTTCTCGCCCAGCAGGCCCGACTCGCGGAACACGCCCTGCGCCTCTGTCATCATGCGCATGTTGTCGACGTAGCTGGTGCCCAGCGTATCCATCGTGCGCACGAACTTGACCGCTTCGGCGTTCTGGGCGTCGGTCAGGCCGAACAGCTTGAACTTGGTGTACTGTTGCTCAAAGCGCTTTGCCTCATCCAGCGGCGCCTTGAACAGTGCTAGGATGCCAACACCAGCACCCAACATCAGGCCGCCCTTGAGCGCGTCCGTCTGGATGGACTTGATGCGCTTTTGCAGCATGCTGGCCTGTGCGTCCGTGGCGGCGAAATCGCGCACCATCAGGGCGAGACCGTGGCTGACGTGGTTCGTCAGCGATAGGGTGACGCCGATGCGGTATGCCTCGAACATGAATAACCTCTGGGGATGAGATGAATCTGCTGCACAAAATTCAGGAAAAGCTGGCGGACCGTGTCTCGTTCATTCAGTACCCGCGCATCCACCCGGCGGACCCGGTCACGCGCGCTGCATCGCGCACCGGGCCGCGGTTCAACCACCAGATGCCGCTGGGCAAGCGAATCGACCTCCTGCTAATGTCGATCGGCCTGCTGGTGTTGGGTGTCGGCGGATCAGCCCTCGTCCTGTTTTTCCTCTACGCCGTCCTATTCCAAGGCGGTTAGCGCCGCGCCCGAGCCGTACAGCAGGCCGTTCACCACGGCCAGGCCCAACGTGCGCTGGATCAAGGGTTTGTTGCGGATGGCGGCCGGCCCCAGCACCGCCCGCGGCGGGATCGTCGGGGTCCCCAGTTCCTGGTACACCATCACTTCGCTGTCCGAGCCGATCACCGCTTCCGTGCCGCTCACCACGTGGCTGACAGAGTCCTGCAGCTCGCCCGAGCGCAGCAACGGATCGTCTGGGGTGTAGCCAAGACGCTCGCGCTCCGCCTGCGTACTCGCCGCCAGTGGCGCCCACGCCGCGAACGGATCGACCTCGCCCTGGTAGACCCCGAATTCCGACTTCGCCGTCGCTTCGATGGCTACCGCGCACTTCTTCAAGCCGTGATGCAGCTCGAGGACGACGGCAGCATCCATCGCCGCGAGGTGGCCGATGAACCCGGCGATGCTGGAGAACTCTTTCATTTGGGGTCCTCAAACTGCATCGTGTTGAAGTCGAACTTCGCGCCGTGGATCTCGGAAAACATGATCGCCCACCCGGCGCGCGTCACGTCGTCAATCTGGAACGCGACGTCGAACGGCACGCCGTGGTCGACCAGGAACAGGCACTCTCGGATCGGGTCGGACGTTACTACTTTTTTAGGGCCGCCTTGTCCGCTTCGGGGTCCACGGTGCCGTAGTGCTTCTGGACGCCAGTCATCACCGCATCGCACCCGGCCTCGTCGAGCTGCTGGATCAACGCCTCGACTTCGAGCTTGCTGGTCGGCTGGAACACCGGCAGGTCGTCGATCGCGGTCACGTAGATCAGCGGCAGGACCATGCCCATGTAGACCTGGTTCTTCGCCGACTCGCCGAGCACTTCGACCAGCCGGAACTGCGCCAGCACACCCGGCTTCTTGAGCTTGATGACGCGGCCGGTGGAGTCGGTGACCGTGAACTCCGCGATCGCCTTCTGGACGACCGCTTCGCTCGGCTTGAGTGTGACTTGGACGTCGTTCTCCATCACGACACCTTGATGCGGCGCTCGGCCACGAACTTGAGCTTCTGCTTCACGGAGTCGTCGCCTTTCCAGCTGCCGGCGTCATCCGGCGTCAGCAGCACCCCCATGTAGCGGTATTGCGAGATGGCGCCGCTCACTTCGCGGATCGTCTGCGTGATCGATACCGGCTGCTCGTTCACCCCAGCGTAGTAACCCACCTCGACCTGTGCCCAGTAGTCGTCCAGCGTGCTGTCTTGGCGCTCGATGTCGAATGTGCCGGACCAACCGTCGGGAAAGCGCAGGTGGCGCGTGACGCCGTCCAGCCCCTTCACCTTTTTGTCGGTGGTGTCCGGCTTGGACTGGAAGCCCGTGATCTGGTTGAGCTGCAGCGGGCCATTGGTGCCCACGATGCACAGCGAAATGTCGCGCCCTACCGAATAGCCGTTCAATGGCATGTTGTTCTCCTGATAGTTGAGGGATTAAGCCAGCGCGACTGCTTGGCGGCTGATGGTGACCGACTGGCCGCCTTCCATGTTGACGAGGAACTTCTCGACCACGGACAGGTACTGCACCTTGACGTCGGCCTGCATGAACCCCAGCGCCACCCGGCCGGCGGGGTTGTTGGCGCTATCCAGTTGCACACTGTAGGGCTGGCTGCCGGCAGCGTTGCCGATCATGTTCTGGCGTGCCAGGTTGTCGAGGAACGACGACAGCGTGGCGGCAGCGTCCAGCCGGAGGGACGGGGTTTGCAGCTTGCCGACGAAGGTGCCCAGGCCCGCATTCAGCGTGGTGGCGATGTAATTGGTCATCCGCGTGTAGGTGTCGCCGTTGATGACCGGGTTCGAGCTGCTGTTGTGGCCGAAGCGCACGCCGAACTGCTGCCCGGCCGGGATTGGGTTGGTCACCAGGTCGATGCCCGCCGACGCGAGCGTTTGCAGCTCGGCGTTCGAGTAGGCCTGGTTCTGGTAGCTCTTCTGAGTGCCCACGATGCCGTACAGCGGCTTGTTCAGGCTCGACTGCTCGGGCGACAAGTTGGCCAGGCGGCCGGCCACGAAGCCCTGCGGCGAGATCAGGCGGACCGTGCCGTTGACGGTGTCGTTCCAGTAGATCCAGTCGCCGAACAGGTACTTGAACGCGTACGCGTCGATCGCGGCGGTGTTCTTCGCTGTCACAGCGCCGCTGATGGTGTCGCCGGCCGGGGTGACGCCGACCATGTAGGTGCCCTCGGAGAGGCCGTACGCCACTTGTGCGGCAAAGGTGGTGGTGTCGTCCACGTCGGCGAGGAACCCGACTGCGGCGCCGGTATTGCGCAGCGCGTACATGCCCTTGCGCGGCACGGTGTCCTGGCCGACCAGCACGGCGCCAGTGATCGTGGTCGCGCCATCCGAGCCGCCGCTCATGGTCGCGCTACCGGTGGTGGCCGCTGCGGCACCGATGTTGTCGAACACCTCCGGCACCTGGCCCGGCAGCTGGACGGTGACCTTCGTGGTGCCGGCCTTGCTGCCGGAGCCGATTGTGGCGGCGATCGCGTTGCCCAGCGTGCCGGTGTACTTGGCGGTGAGGGTGACGGTCGTCGTGCTGTTACTGGCCACGACCACCTGCGAAGGGCCGCGCAGGCCGGACTGGCCGCCATTGATGGCCGCGACAATCGCGGCGGCGTCGTTGGCCGAGGTGGCGGTCAGGGTGCCGGTGGCGGCGGCGTCCGTGCCGTCGGTCACGCGCACGCAGCGCATGTTGTTCGCGCCCTGCAGCACGGCCGCGGCGAGCTGCGTGCCCATGTCGTACTTGCGCGCCTGGAGTGCACCGAACTTCTGCGCGTACTCGGCCATGCTCGAGACTGGGGTGGGGGAGTTGACCGGGCCCCACTGGGCGGTGCCGACGATGCCGAGGATATTGGTCGCCTGGCCGTTGAGGAAGGCCGTCGTTGGCGGCACGATCTGGACGTACAGGTCCGGGACGATGAGGGCGCTCGCATTGAGCTGGCCTTGCTGGCTAATGGGCATGCTGGCTCCTGAAATGAAAACGGCCGCACGCGGCGGCCTATGCTGGGTTGGTTGGGAGGATTACTTCGCTTGCGGAGCCGGGTCGGCCGGCGCGTCGTCGGTTGCCTGCACGCGGTTGACGCTAGCCGCGTTCTCGGAATCCAGCACCGCGCGCACCGTCTTGGCATCGGTGATCTGCTCGCCGCGCTGGTAGTCGCCGAACGGTTCGATGACGGTCAAGGTGGTCTTTTTCATGAGCTGCCTTTCTCAAAAATAGGTCGTGGTGACCGGTCCGTCCTGCGTCGCGCCATCGATCCGGCCCGACGTGTTCATCTGCACCTGGGTGACCTGGGTCGCGGTGTCGCTCTGCGTGGTCGCGTATTCGACGCTGTAAATCAGGTCGCGCCGGTACAAATTCGCTTTCTGCTGGCCGTCGCCGTCGATGCTGTTGTGGTATCGCAGCCTCGCCGAATACCCATCGGGCAGGTCGAAGCGATCGGTGGCGCACAAGGTCACGTCCACCAGGCTTGCCACCGCCGCGCGGTGCTCCGGCGTGTCGGCCCATGCCGTGATCCGGAACTGGCGCTCCTGCCTCCGCAGTTCGCGGGTCGTGGAGCCGGTCACGCCCACCCGCGAAGCGCTCAGCCGCGCCGAGCCGGGCAGGGTGATGACCGCGCCCGCTACGGTGACGCCGCTCACTTGCGCGCCCACGAGACTTGCCAAGGCACCCGCAATCGATGCCAGCGAATCCGTCGGCTGCACCTGGTACGGATAGACCTGGCCATCCACGATCAGGCTCAGCACATGCGCCGTGAACGGGCTGGGCATGCTGCCGCCCACCGTCACCATCTGACCCGATACCGTCACGCTCAAGCTGGACGTGGCGATGCTCGCCTCTTGCCAGTCGCGCGGGTAGCGGGTCGTGTTGCGCTCGACCGGGGCCGGGAACACCGACACATGGCACTTCCCGTTTGCCAGATCAGCATCCAGAGTCGCCGCATCCGGCCAGCCGGGATAGACCAGCACCGGCACGCCCGCCGCGCTTGGCGCGCCCGTCCCGCTTGGGTACAGCGCACCCGCGATCACGCCCACCAGCGCGGTTTCTACGTCGGTCAGGTCGGCCATATCAGTTTTTAAGCAGTTCGCACGCACTCGAATAACCGAGCGCATGGGGATAGGCCGCGATCACTTGGAACCGTCGCCCGAGGTCATCCACGATGATGTCGTCTTCCTTGACCAGCACCGGGCACTGGTAGTAGATGCGCCAGGTCGACACCGGCGAGCCCGAGGGCAATTGTTCCTTGTTGCTGCGCCCGGTCCGGGTGTTCTGGATCGAGGCTGGCAGGTCCGAGGCCAGCACAGTTTCATTCGTGTGGCGCATGCCGCCGTAACCCGCCGCGCCGACGCCGGTCTGCACTGCGTTGCGGTGGATCGCGATGGTGCGCGGGCGCAGAATGTCGGTCATGCGAACGCCCGCACGCAGTACGGCCCCAGCAGCTGTTTGGTATCGGCGTCCAGCACCGAGTCGGCAAAGCGTTTGACTTGCGTGTCGCCCGTCTGCAATTGCTGGATATTCCCGTTCAGCATCGGGAAGTTGCTCGATGCGGCGATGATGTTGGCGCACGCCTGCTTGATTGCGCCCGGCAAGGTTGCTTGGGTGAACCCGGCCACGTATTGCAGGCGCACTTCGGAGTAGTAAGCCAGCAGCACGCCGGACGGAACCCATACGCGGCCCGTCATCGGGTCGAGGCCGGCATGCGCCACGTCGAAGGTCTCCCACTGCGGTGGCCCGCCAAAATGGGTCATCGTCGCCAGCAGGTTGAAGTCTTCCAGCGCGGCGTCGTTGATGCGCCCGCGCCGCCCGTAGCCGTACCGCCCTTGGCCGGCCAGTAGGCGCAGCACCGGAGTGCGTGACACGTTGGTCAGCGGACGGCCCTGCGGCATGTTCTTTTCTTCGGTGATGACGAGCCCGGCTTCCAGTTGAACGCCCCCGGCATGCGCGTTGGCGACACTGGTCAGCGTGACCTGGTTGCCGCTGACAGCAGCGACCAGGACCGGTTCGACCAGCGACAGATTGGTGCGGTCGAGGATCAGCACTTTGCCCGGCTCCAGCAGCGCGAGTGGGCCGCCTACCGTTACCACCACATTCTCGCCTGCGGCAATTGGCGCCGCGCAGGTGTAGACCGCGTTCGGCGTCATGCCTGCCATGTAGGCCGGGTTGCCGCTGGCGTCGGCAACGTACAGCAGCCCTTCCGCGCGCTGGGTGTAGCCGTCGATCAGGACGCTGGCGCCGGTGACTTGCGCGGGCGTGGCGCCGGGCACGCCGAAAGCCGCGAGGTCGTCGCCTTGCAGGTATGCGTTCATGGGAGCCTTACACGGTGGCCGGCAGGATCAGCGCGGTCGCCTGCGCGTAGCCGTGGTCGATCATCCAGCGCCCGAGGTTGTCCGGCACTTCCGCCTTGCCGTGCACGAACTCGACATTGAACAGCTTGGGCTCGCCTTGCGCATCCAGAAAATCGGCGCTCTTGTCGTTCGACTGGCGGGCGGGCTGCACCATCAGGTGGTGACGGCCGATCTGGTCGGGATGGTCTTTGCGGTACACGCGCATCGGGTGATTCCTTGTGCTTGCGGGCATAAAAAAGGCCACGCGGTGAGGCATGGCCTTCAATCTGACCGCGAACGGTCTTAGTGGGTGACGCAGACCACGGCGTGGTTGTAGCTGGCGCCCTTGGCGATCACGGCGTCGAACTTGACGGCCACGTACTGGCCCGCCAGGTTACCCACCAGGCCGAGCTGGAACAGGCGCGGGTTCGGGTTGTCGTCCTTGCCCGAGATGTACGGACGCTCGACGTGGCGCTCCGACAGGATCACTGCGTAGTAGTTCTTCTGTTGCGCGCCCGGCGCGGTGAAGCCGTACTTGGCGGTGGTGTCGGTCGGGATGTACGGGTCCGAAATCAGCGGCAGCACGCCGGCCTGGGTCGAAATCGCGATGGTCGTCACGCCCGCCACCACTTCCACCGTTTGCAGCTCGCGGTGGTAGGTCTTGGCTTCCTGGTCGATCAGGTCGGCCAGCAGCGGGTTGATGTAGATCGCGCTCGGCCGCACCACGAAATTCTGGTTCGCCAGCATGTTGGCGACTTCCGTTTTCAAGCCGTCGATGATCGACGCACCAGCCGCGATCTGGCTGGTTTGGGTGATCTGCGTCAGCAGGCCGACGTACTGGGTGGTGGTCGGGGTGGACAGCGAAGTGTCGGTGCCGTTCCACAGCGCATTGGCCGAGGTGACGACCACGCCCGAGGCGATGTCGTCGATGTCCTGCGCCACGACCGACGCGAACTGGCCCTGCTGCTCGGTCACTTCCTTGTCGAACATGCCGATGTTCGATTGCGCGGTGATGGCCTTGATCATCGCCGCGCGTTCGACGCGAGTCGGGCTGGTCGCCGAAGTGGTGATGTTTCGCGGGTCGGTAAAGCTGCCGGTTGCGATGGCGGTCTGCTCGAAGTAGCGGTGCGGGTGGCCGGTGGCGCGCCTGCCTTGCAGGCGCTGCAGGGCAATCGAGGTGCGGCGCACCACGTCCAGGATCTCGGTTTCGAACACCGGGACTTCGACGGCGCCAGTGCCGAGTTGGTCAGCGGCAGCGGTCAGGGATTTGAATTCACCGTTCATGGTGGTTCCTTTCGGTATTGGGTTGTTGGTTGCTTACAGCTTGCCGGCCATCATCAGCCCCTGCTTGACCGCCATGCGCTGGGTACGCGGGGTGCCAGCAGCGTCGAAGGCGGCGTCGAGGTCGGCCACTTTCAGCTTGGCGTCGCCTTCCGGCATCGTGATGTCGGCTTTGGCCAGCAGGCTCAGGATGGACGGTGCCAGGGTCTTGCGCTCCGGCTCGGCGGCGGCGTTGAATTTGGCCGCTTTCAGGTCGGCCACTTCGGTGCGCAGGCCAGCGAGCTCGTCCAGCACGGCCGGGTCGGCGGCAGGTGCAGCGGCAGCTTGAGCAGCCGCATCCACCGTCGCAGCAGCCTGGGCGGCAGCGGCGGTGTAGATGTAGCCTTCGATGCTGTACGGCACCTGGCCTTGAGCTGCCGATGCTTCCATGTTGCCAGCCAGCTTGCGCAGCATGACCACGTGGCCGTATTCCGGGTCGAGGCCGATGCCGTCCGTTTCCATCGAGTCCGCGATGGTCTTGAGCGAGGCGGCCAGTTCCTTGACGCGCTCGATCACGGCTGCGGCGGCGGTCAGCTTGGCCGCCGAGGCTTCCAGCTTGTCCATGCGCTCCACGATAGGCGCGAGCGCGCCAGTGAGGGCAGCTTGCAGTTCTTCAGGGGTCATTTCAATCTCCATGTCCGCGTGCGCGGCAAGTGAGGTGGTGGTGTAGGCAGCCTTGTCCTTGTACAGGACGGCGGCGCCCGTGAAAGTGCAGCCACTGATCACCAGCGGGTCCGCATTAGGGGACTGGATCGACGCTTGCACTTCGTATGAGAAGCCCAGGGACGCCTGTTCAGCCTGAATGCGCGCCACTTCCTCGGGGAAGTCGGCTGCGTAGAAAAAACCTTCGATCCACAGCGCCGAGCCGTCGATGTACGCCGACTCGATGATGCCGATCTTGTTCTGCTTGTCGTGCGCGTCGAGCGCGGCAGTGCAATCGACCGCCATCCCGACCAGCGTGGACAGCGATTTCTCTGCCACGACGGTCGGCATGATCACGCGCTTGCCGCCCGAGCCGCCCGGTGGGTTGTCGCTGGCCGCGTCCAGGCGCGTCAGGATGCCCTTGAACGGGTGCTTGTTCGGGTGGCTGGCGTCAGCCGCGTCCAGCGTCAGCGCGCCGCCCGCAAGGGTCAGTGTGCTCTCGACGCGCCAGCCGGTCTCCATGCCCAGTGCCTCGGCCTTGGCCATGATCGCCAGCCGCGCATCCATGCGCTCGGCGTCGCTCAGGTCGCCGGCCTTGTCCACCACGTTCCACGCCATGCGCACGTGCTCGGCGTCGTGCAGCGGCATCAGGCGCTTGGCCGGCACCGCAAAGTCGGCGTCCGGCAGTGCGGCGCGTGCCTTGGCGTCCAGCTTCATCATTACAGGCGCTCGGCAAAGAAGCTGAGCGCCTCGGCAGCATCGCCCGTTACCTTCGGCAGCGCGTCGGCCAGGTGATGCTTGAACTCGGACGCATGCTGCGCCACGTTGTGCAGCACGCCGGCGGTGGCGTGGTCGCCCGCTGCCTCGGCTTGCGCGATGAGGCCAGCGAGTATCGCCAGCAGGGTGTCGTGCTTGACGGCCGCGGTTTGCGTCTCACTGGTCATGGTGAGGGTCATGTCCTGCGCACCTTCGTCGGTTGCGGCGTCGGGCTTCGGATCGGTTTTCTTTCCCATGTCGGTCAGTCCTTTGCTTGGTTGGATGCCGGTTTCCCAGCGGGCAAATCAGGGTCGTCCACCGTGGCCGCGCCTTGCGCCGCCTTGGTGGCAATGTCGGCGTCAGCCTTGGTCAGCTTGCCCCACATGGATTTCAGGGGCGCGCGGCCCCGCGACTCGCGGTATTCGTCCGGGGTGGTGCCGTTGTTGCGGTACTCGATTTCGAACACTTCGGCCAGGTTCTTCTCGTCGTCCAGATCCAGCCCGAGGAACGCGAATTCGAGCTGCGAATAGCCGAGCTTTCCTTGGATCGACTCGCGCGTCAGGTGCGCGGCGTACAGCTTGGCCATCGGCTTGATCGTCAGGTTCCAGTCCTTCTCGTCCGTCACTTCCGCCGTGTTGCGGTTGACGTCGCCTTCGAGCCCGAGGGTCAGTGGACTGATACCGAACGCGGCTGCCAGCTCGCGGATCACGAACGCCTGGTATTTCAGGTAGAGCGCCTCGTCGCCGCCACCGTGCATGCGCAGTACCTTGGGCTCGTTCTTGCCGCCCACGATCGGCGTGTTGCCTTGTCCTTCGATCTCGTCGCGCCAATAGCTGCGGAACGCCGTCAACGTGGGCGAGTCCATGTCGCCGCCGTACAGCAGGAAACTGGGCTGGGCATTGGCCGCGACGTTGCCCGCGTACTCACCTACGCTCAACAGGCGGCTGATCGTTGTGAAAGCCGTTTCCAGTGGCCCGTACGAATACGGGCTGGCGGTGTTGGTGTCCAGGCGGATGTAGATCAGCTCGTCGTTGCGCAGGTCCTTGCCTTGCTGCATGCCGATAGAATTAGCGCCGATCACCTGCTTGTAGCGCGCCTCGTTCTTGTCGCCCGACCAGGCCGGATAAATCTGGATCGAGGTCGCGTCGACCGGCCAGAGCCACAGCGGACGCGCCTGATCGCCACCGACCTGTTGCTCGATCGCCCCTGCTCCTGCCACCAGCATGTCCTCGATGACTTGCTCCCGCATGGTGCGATCGGAGTCGTCGTTGTTTGGGCTTCTCAGGCAAGCCGTCGCGATGTCGATCTGCCGTTTCAGGGTCGAGTTGAGCTTGGCGCCCTTGACCGGCCGCACCTCCCACTCGAGCATCGCAATCGGGTTCTTGATCGCGTTGATCGCGCGCCGCGCGTACGGGGTGTTGGCGAAGCGCCGCAGGTTGCCCGGCGTGGCCTTGGCCAGCGCGCGGCGCTTGTCCTGCCCGTACACGCCCAGCGATGTCAGGCGCGCATAGGCTTCGGTCTCCCGCTGCGGCGTGTTGCGGCGGCGCGCCGCCCACAGCTCCGTCACCCCGCGTTTCAGTTTTCCCAGAATCGCCATAGTTTTCCTAAACGCTGCCGAACACGAACTGCGGACCACCAACCGGCCAACGCTTGACGATGAAGTAGCCGCCGGCATCGTTCGGGTGGTCGAATCCGGCTTTCTTGTCTGGCTCGCCTTTGTCCTCGCCCCGGTCCTTGCCCTTGTCGCTGTAGACTTGCCGCTCAAGTGCGGTTGTGTACTTAGTGCACTTGTTCGTGTTGACGAGATAGCGGCGCTCGCCGTAGGTATTGCACAGCATTGCGTTCATGCTGTTGATGCGGTCCTTCACGCTCGGGTTGGCGTTGTCCACCACCACCGTGAACCCGGCTTTGCGCAGAAGCGACAGGTCCGACTCGCTGGCGTTGCTGGTCTTGCGATTCTGGCCCGACGCGTCCGGGTACACGGTCACCTTGTGGCCCGGGTAGCGCAGCTGGATCGCTTCGATCATCGCCGGGGTGTCGAACACGTCCATGAATTCGTCCACCGCGCGCGGCAGATCGTTGCGCAACACGTGAACAACGGCGCTCATGTGCTGGACGTTGAAGTCCATGCCGATGTGCAGTTCGTCGCCACGCTGCACCGTCTCGTCCGTGTGGTTGTACCGCCGGTCGAAGCAGTAGTAGATGACGCCCTGGTAGTTCTCGAAGCTGGCCTGGTACTCTTGCCGGAACGTGCGCGGATCCATCTTGCGCCGCGCCGCTTCCAGTTCCTCGACCGGCACGTTGCCGCCTTGGACTGACGTGTACAGCCAACTCCGATGGTCAGGTTCGCGAGTCGGGCCGCCAGGCGATGCGGGCTGACCGTCCAGCCAGGTGTCGTAGCAGTGGTTGAAGCCCTTCGGGGTTCCGATCCGCAGCGCGTGGCCGCCGCGGTGCTCCACGCCGTCGATCCGATACCGGCACGTCGACAGCATCGGCCGCAGGACCTCTTCCCACGCCTCGTACGGGCAGTCGGCCCACTCGTCCACCAGCACGAAAAACAGGCCCGAGCCGCGCAGGTTGTCGTAGTGGTCGAGACCGACGATCCGGATCACGTGCCCGCTCTTGAGCGTAATGCTGCACTCGGTCTCGTTCGGCTTGCCCTCGCGCCACGACGGCGGGATCGCCTTCTTGAGCCGGCGCCAGAACACCCGCTTGGCCTGCTTGAAGGTCGGCGCCCCGTACCATATCTCGTCGTCGGTCGAGACGTTCCAGCGTACCGCCAACTTGGCCGCGCGCCGCATCTCCTTCGCGCCCAGGAACGTCTTGCCGAAACGCCGGCCGCACACTGCATCGCGGAAGCGCGCGCTGGCTTGCCAGCCCCACGCGTAGATGTTGGCCTGCTTCGGCGTTAGCTCGACGTTAGACGACGGGTTTTTCTGGGATTGGTTCATCGGGTCGCAGAATGACCGTGTCGTCGCGGTCGATGTCGTCGCCGGCGTCACCATCCTCGCTACCGGCGCCGTTCTTGAGCAACTGCACCCGCGCCAGCTCGAGCTTGCGGATCAGGTCCAGCATGCGGATGACCAGGTCGGCGTAGTCGGGCGCCGCCACCTTCAACTCGCGCCGGTCGTAGTCGACCCCGCGCATGTCGCTGCCTTGCTTGCGGATCACCTCCAGCGCGCCGTCGACCATGTCCTGCAGTTCAACGCTACCCGAGGCCTTCACGTAGCGGTGCAGCTTGACCTTGGCCAGCTTGATCTCGTCGTCGACGCTGCCGGGCGCCGCGCGGTCGTACAGCGCGCGCTCGTCGTCGTCCAGCAGGGCGTCCGAGTAGAACCCGTGCTTGATCGCGCTGGTGTTGCCGTGCGCGCGCGGGTTACCGGTGCTCTTGCCGCCGTGCACCCGACAGCGGCCGTTCTTCATAGCCGGGGCTTTGCACTGGCCGCCGGCCCGCGTCTTCGCGCCGCATTCAGTGATTGGCATCCCGGTTCCTGGTCGCCGGCGGCACCAGCCGCGCCAGCGCCGACAGGGGCATCCCCGTGGTGCCGTATCCCTTGGCGAACAGGATCTGCAGCGCCTCGGCGCAGTCGCACAGCCGTAGCGCGATGGATTCGACGGTTTCCTCGTCCATGTTCATGACGGCGTGCTCGATCGCGGCAACGTAAGCGGCTGGCGTCATGGTGGGATCCGAAAAAAATGGCCCGGTGGTTGAGGCCGGGCCGAACTCATCCTTTCGCAAGGATGGAGGAGACTCCTGAAATCGTGCCGGTCACAGCGTCCGGCGTCGGTTTGGCGCGCCCCGAAGGCGCCCGACTGAGCTGGCCGGCGCCAGGTGCTTATTCCTCGTCGTACGGTGGTGGCATCACCTGAGTATCGCCGGGTGGGCGCTCCGACACTCATCAGCCAAGTGTGATCCCATGCGCGTTTCGTCGCGCTTTCACGGTTGCAACAGGTACGGATTAGCGATTACCCATGATTGCCTCGCAAGGTAGTTATCGAAGAACCTATTCCCGCAAAGAAAAAGCCCCGCGTCATCGCTGACTGCGGGACCTTTCGGTTGTTCCGGAGACGCCGCGGGCTCCCTATGGGAACCCGTACGCGTCTTGAAGGACGGAAATAAATTGTTGTGCGGAATGTACGCCGACTATTTCGGCGTGTCAACACCACGACCGATTTCGGCTGCTGCGCGCACGATGGCGCGGCGGGTGGCGGCATTGGCGTCGGCGCCATGCCTCTCGCTTGGACCTTCGATGTCCGGATTTTCAGGCGTCATCACCCACGTAATATCGCCCGCTGGGCCTTGGCCTATCAGGACTTGAAGCTTGATCTTCACAGCCAAGCGCAGCGCCTCACCGTCATCGCGCAAAGGATTCCAGCACACGGGCGCCTCGAAGGTCGAGCCTATGACGATGCCGTACGGGTGCAGGTAGTCGCCCTTGACTCCACCGGCGCGCGCGGCCAGTTCTAGCAGTTCGCGATCACTCTCGGTTGCGCTCATCGACTTCTCCTTGTTGTTGTCCGCATGCACGCTAATTCTATCGCAGCGGCCACCACTATCTGTTGCCGTTGTCGGCGGCATCTTCGATCGCCTCCTGCGCTTCGCGCAAGACGTGATGAAACTTGCGCCAATCGAAGCGACAAAGCCGAGCCACCTTTCTGATGTCGCTCGCCAGTTTCAATCCATCGACGTAGTACAAGTTGAGCAACCATCGATGCTGGAGACAAACCTTCGGCATGGCCAACTGGATCCGCTCAGCGTCCTTGCTGTCGGTCAGGTCGCTCACTTCGTGGCCGCTCCACACGTCGCCCAGCGCGTTGCGGCGCATGCTCTCGCAGATCGCGCCAGTCATGCAGTCGGCGCCGCGCGAGCCAGCCGCGGTTGCCCACTGGGCCCAGTTGCATAAACGATCCTCGATGTCCTTCCGCTCCCTCACACGCGCTCCCGCAGATAGCTCAGGCACCATTCGGCCTTGGCGACACTCTCGACGAGCTGGATCCGCTCCATCACGTCGTGGAGTGACCGCGCCGGCTTGGCCAGCGCCGGCCGCAGCACGCGCAGGCACTGCTCGAGCTGGCGAATCTGCCGGTGCCGCTTCCGGCGGGCGAGGTAGGCGCGCAGGCGGCGGATCACGAAAAGCGCTCCGCCAGCTCGCCGTTCGACGCTGCCTCCGCTTTCCCGCCTTCTTGCGTCGGCTGATTCATCTGCAGCTCTAACCGCTTGATGTCACGCCGCAGCTTCGCGAGCGACACCTCGGCCACTTTCAGCGCGGCGATCACGCCGAGACAGAAGCCGATGAAGAAAACAACGAAGTAGTGCATGGTGTCTCCTCAGAACGGCGTCGGCGCTTCGACCTTCGGCGCGCCTTCGAGCTCGCGCGCCAGCGACAGGATCGCCAGTGCGTCCGCGTGGTTATCGTCGACCGGCGCGAAGCCCTTGGCGCGCGCGGTCGCGATCATCATCGACTTGTCGGCGTTGCCCTTGCCGGTCCAGTGCTTCTTGACCTGACCGACGCCGACGGGCCGCAGCGGCACGTTGTTGGCCGCGCACCAGGCTTCGATCGTGGCGAGGAAGCCGCCGTAGACGTGCGCCGCGAGCGTGCCGGCGTGCTGCTTCACGTCCTCGTAGTAGACGGCGTGGATCTCGCCTCCCTGCGCGCGCTGCTCGGCGAGGAAGGCGCGGAACTTGAGCCAGCGCTGGCCAGCCGCTTCCATGCGCTTCACGGCGAACGACTGGCTGCCGCTGCGCACGGTGCCGTCGCGGGTGCAGATCGCCCAGCCGGTGGTTGTGCCAAGGTCGAGTGCCAAGATGTTCATGCGCTACCCATCTTCGTCAAGAACGCCACGAGATCGTCAACCTCGTCCAGCGTGAGCTCGAGCGACGGCTGCTCCGGCTTTTTGATCTCGACCACTCCGTGCGACCAGACTGCGAACAGGCAGTCCGACTTCTTGGCTGCCGGTGGTTTCGCTGCCGGCGTCGGGGCCGGCTCCGCCCCGGATTCAACCGCGCCCGTTGCAGACTTCGTCCCCAGCGACCAGTAGTCGCCGTCACGCACGATCCGGCCATCGGCCAGCGCAGACGCGAGGAAGTTCGACGGATGCTGGCCGGCGCGCAGGCCGATCGCGACACGCAGCTGGCCGGTCGATGCCGAGCCGCCCTTGAGGAACTCCATGGCGCGCTCGACCTTCGTTCCCGTTTGCGCGGGAACGGTCTGCGTGTCGGTGCCCACCTTGAGGAACTGCGGGACAACGGGCGCAGCCGCTGGGGCTGGCGCCGGCGCCGCGGTAGCCACCGGTGCCAGCTCTTCGTCCTGGTGCTTCTCGCTGAACGCCTGCGGCCCGAGCGTCCAGTTCTTCCCGTCCTTGACCAGGTGCTGGGCCTGCACGGCGTCGACCAAAACCACGGATGCCTGCTGGTCCGGCTGCAGGCCGAGGAGCGCATGCAGCTCGGCGGAGGTCGCGGTGCCGCGCTCGTGCACGAAGGCCATGGCCAGCGCGGTGTCGTCCAGCGTCGGGTGCTCGCGGCGGAACCGGATGGCTGCAGCCTTTGTCACCACGGCCTGGCCGCGCGTCGACTCCTTGAACGAGTCCGACAGGGCGTACACGTGACACGGCTGTCCGTTCGGCGCGGTGTCGTTGTCGACCACGACGTCGCCCACCGCGACCAGTGCCACCAACGCGGCCTGCAGATCGTCCAGCGGTGTGTCGACGCGGTCGGCCAGCTGCATCGCCCGCGAACGCGGATGCAGCGCGAGCTGCTCGAGGATGGCCTGGTCGTTCATGCGCGACCCCGCACGTGCTGCTTGTGGCGCTTCACGTTGCGCGCTTTCTTCGCGGCGCGCTGGATCTGCGCTGCGGTCGGGCCATGGTTCATGTAGCCGAACTGGTAGCGGGTAGCGGCCGCGCGGCCGCTGCGTTTCGTTTCGCGCCGCGTCTGTGGTGCCTCGGCACGCACGATCGGCGCCGGTTGGGTCATCGTGCCTGCTGCGCCCATGCCAAGCACCAGGGCTGCAGCCAATGCAAGTCTGTTTCGTAACATGTGGACTCCCTTGTCGTTGTTATCGGTGCGCCTGCATGGTCCCGGGCGCTCGGGTTAGCCTCGAAGGCTTCCATTGGTTCGCTGGACGGCACCGCAGCTTTCGGTGATTGCACCCGGCTTTCGCCGGCCCGCGCCGCCTGCGGGGTCGGGTTGCTGGTCAGGCGAGGGTCTCGGTCCGCTGCCGGACGTAGTCGATCGCCTGCTGCACGGTCTGGATCTTGTCGGCTTCTTCGTCGCCGATCACGATGCTGAATTCGTCCTCCAGCGCGATCACGATCTCGACCTGGTCGAGCGAGTCGCCGTCGAGGTCTTCCGTGAAGCGGCTTTCCGGTTTCAGGTGGCTCACCGTCAGTCCGAGCTGCAGGGCGATAACGTCGTTGACGCGGTCTTCGATGGTTTCCAAGGTGTCTCTCCGTTGTCGTTGTTGTGGCCCGGCGAACCGGGTGGGGATGCTGGTCGATTACGCGATGCCAGCGCCCGCCTTGTGGTACAGCGAGACAGCCAGCTTGCGTGCTGCGCGTTTCTGCTCGCCCTGCTGAGCGGCTTGGGCTGCTGCGCTCGGGGCGCCCATGTTCTTGCCGCCGCCGTGGATTCGACGCTGAGCGCGGGCGGTGCCGCGAGGGGTCTTCATCGTTTTCATGCTGTCCTTTCGGGTGGTGCTACGGTTGGCGCTCGCGGCGCGGGTTGCCTCTCGGCTTATGGGGTACGTTCCTCGTCCTGCTGCCGGTGCCAGGCCATGAGCTGGTCGAAACTCAGGCCCGACCGCCCCTGAATCCGGTCCAAAACTCGCACCGTCAACGCCCGCTTTCGGTGGTACATGCGGCTCAGCGTCCCGCCCGGCAGGCCGAGCTTGATCTCGCACTGCTGGTGGTCCTTGGCGCGCATGTGCTGCATCAGGCCGATGACGATGTGGCGGGTGGTCATGGTTCAGGCCTCGGCCAGTTGAGTCTGGATAGGCCTTTGCTGCATCAGCTCCTTGAGCTGCGCCGAGATTGCGTCTTCCAGCGCAGCAAACCCGCGCTTGTCGAACTCGGCCAGCAGCACATGGTTCCCGCGCAGGTCGTGCAGCACACGGCTACGGAACTTCACGTATTCCTCGCCGCGCAGCGTGCGCAGGTTGGTCACGGCTTGGCACAACCAGTCCATGCCGCGGAGATGGGTCGTAATTTCCTCGCGAGCCCCAGCTTCCTTGCCGAAGTGGCAGAAGCAGTACCAGTCGTCGCCGCCCCGGGTGCTTTCGGACATCACGCCCAACAGCGGGCAGGAATACGCGGTGCACAGGTGGCGCGGCCGAACCGCGGTACGGTCTTGGTTCATGCAATCCTCCGGATGTTGACCTGCGAGAGAAGCTGTTGAGCGGCCGGCGCGGGGGCTTCGAGTCGCGGCATCAGCGTGCGCGCGTGCTCGAGCTGCATGCGGCCTTTCGTGACCGCCAGGCGGAGCACCTCTTCGCGGCCGGCGACATCGTGTCCAAGCGAGGGCGTCCACTTCGCTGGGCGGCATTCGTCGCGCGCCAGGGTCACGGCCTTGCTGTAAGCCTCGATGAATGCCATTCGGGCCGGGATGTTCCCGCGGCCGTCCAGCAGCGGCTGCGCTACCGCCCAGGCTTTGCACATCTCCTCGGTCCAGACGACCGACTGCGATTCATCGATCGGCATCAGCGACCAGGCTTCCTGCGGTCCCGGTCGGCCGTCATCGAGCCGCGACACCACGGCAGCAACGGTCAACGGCTTACCGTCGAGTTCCTTGCGGCAGCGCGTCAGGGCGCCGAGCACCGCTCGCTCGTCGAAGCCGGCCAGGTCGTCGGCGAAGATTGCTGCAGCGGCAGGGGTGAATGGCCGACCGCCGCACAGTTCGACGGTTGCCGCGATTGCCCTGAGTACGTCACTTCTTGCCATGTCCGTTCCTTTCGCGTGCCTCCTGTGCCTCGGCTTCCGCGATCAGCGGTGCGAAGGCTTCGTAGTTCGTCCGGGTGCGGTCGTGCTGGTCGGCGCGCGTCGCGGTCATCTGCGTGCTGGTGGCCCACTCGGTGCGCAGCTTCTCGCAGTCCATGACGAGCAGGTCGACCGAGTGCAGCTTCATCACGTAGTTGCGGCCCTGGTGGGTCAG